CCCTAAATGTCCGCGAACTGTGTGGCGGGTACGATTTTTTTCCGAAAATTCACTTTTTCATTGCATTCAGTAGTTCGTCACGAAATCGACATCCGTAGTCGTTTTGACATATTCTTAAAGTTGCATATTATCTTAAAATAATGACGTATTTGTTTGAGTTCTTTGCATTTCTACTTTTCCATACAGATAAGAAATCATTCTTGACTTCAATGAATTACTCAGTCGGACATTTGAGATCTAACTATAATACAAGCCAAATCCACGTTGATTTAATTTCTACATGATTTAAATTTAGATTTAAACTAACAATAGGAGATTCATTTTGGCAAACTTTTAATCTCACATGCTCCTGTCTCATTATTTTTTACGATCTTAACACATTGAAGACAAAATAATGATGTAGCTTGGTCATTGTGGGACGAAAGAAGAAAGACTGTTTATGCCTAGATGCTCCACAGTGTAGCAAACAAGGTAACACTTAGTTGTAATTAATACTTATTTATAAACAAAAAAAGCAATTCCAAAATCAACATAAGACATATTTTGAAAATTATTAGTAAATTTTAATAATCGACTGAAACGGTAAATATATTATGAAGACGATAGGCCGCCATGTCAATTGTCTAAAGTCCAAAATATGTTTTTTGACGAAACGCAAGTCAGATTTAATCGAAACTTAAGAGCTGGACATAAACTCTACATGCCATTCGCAAAAATTAATATAATCTAATTTCGATAGACTATTCCAATATACTAGAATAGAATAAAAAAGGTGAGGGAGATACTCAAATGTAGAAAGTACCGTAATCTTTTGAGCGAGGTAATAATTGGGATCGTCTGGAAACTTTTTGTTCGCTAGACTTCACTTTAATTTGGTGAATGTGACATCAATGCCTTTCGGGGACTTGAAAGTTGAACAATGTCATTCTGTCTGGCTCAACTTTTTATTGAATATCGAGACATTTATTTCAACAAATCGGCGATATATAAATTCGAATTATTATTGAAATTGTTCAATCCATCGTGGATCTTACACAAGTGACATCCATTTTGCTTGCATAATGGGGAACGTATTATCTACTCGAAATTCGTCTACCATCGATAATACTATTCCGTTATTGTCTGAGGAAGGTCGCCGAAAGACTATAATTTGGAAAATGGAGTACGAGCAAGAATTATGCGATCATTCTACCTGTGGACATAGCCAAAGTCAGGCTAATATGGCCGAAGCCCGCTCAACGCAAGCGCTATCGACCAACATTTTCAACATTGCGAAAAATCGGAGGAAGAACCGATATCAATCTGTCCCATGTTTCGATCATTCCCGTGTCGTCTTATCGACTTCGACCGGTTCCGGTGACTCTGATTATATTCACGCGAGCTACATCGATGGTTTTAAGTTGAAGAAAAAATTCATCGCGACGCAGGCACCGATATCAGGAAAAGAGGTCAACGATTTTTACAATATGATCTGGGAGAATAAATGCGAAATGATAGTTGTTTTGGCAACATTTTTTGAGGATGAAGGAAATAAATTTTATCCTCATTGGCCGATGTGCGTGAGTTTTGACATGCGCGGAAAATTTAAATTGTGCACAACGAGAGTAGACTACAGAGGTGCTTATACGAAATTTTTTTTGCTCATTGAAAATACAACGATAATGGAGAGACCGCGCAGTATCAGTCTCTATCATTATCTCGATTGGCCGCAGCACAGCGTGCCCTTGAGTATTTTCGATTTTCTCACGTTCTTGATGGTGATAAATACGGAGGCGCTCGAACGTTTCTTCACATCGTCACGTATGGGCCCGATTGTCGTACACGGCAATGCTGGAATTGGTCGCGTCGGAACCTTTTGTGCAATCGACGTGTGCCTTGAGAAATGGCATGCGACGGATGCTATTAACGTGCTGGATACTGTTAAACGCATACGCCGTCAACGTTATATGAGCATCACAACAGCTGATCAATACGCATTTATATTCTGCGCAGTTGAAACACTCAAAAAATGGAATATACCTGTCAAGTATTAATTTTTTCTCTTATTTCCCGAGTGATCGCCAGTGTCGCGTGCTTACCACGCATCTACTGTTGCTGGTCTCGAATATTGAAATAAATATTAGAAAAAAAAAAACATTCGGTCTCATTTACTTTGTGTTCTCTGCTTTGCTGCGACCTTGCATAAATAGATAGTATACCCAAAAAGAGAAATTCCTGTGTTGTGCCAGCACACTGTATGCGAACTTAGTGATAGCAAAAGAACATTTGCTGTGGTTAGAAAAATCACTAGTTATTTCAGAAAATCAAATAAATACCGACAGCAGATGTATGCTAGAGGGCCAAATAATATTCTCTTCTAGCAAATGAATTTGCTCGTCTAGCAAATGAAACCTTTGCTCTCATCAGGTTAGCAAATCAGTTATCTACATACATCTTCGTTTATTGAGTTCCATAGTTGCCATAAAGAAGTATTATTATTGAATAACAAACGAACAGGCTGTAGATTCAACTCAAACACAAATTCAAACTTATGCTCTAAGTTTACAGCGTCAAGATTCAACTCATTCAAATCATTTAAAAGAAATAAATGCAATGTGCCCATGTTTGACTCTGATATTCAATGGACAAGACCTGAATGGTTGATTGTGGCGGTTATGGCTGGCCAAGCTTATTCTGAAATTGCTATAGATTTATATAAATTCTTGTGGCTGTGGTATTTTATATATAACTCTTTTAATAAAAATATTTATCTTAAAGAGGTAAATATAGTATAAATATGATAGCTATGTGAATAGGAATATATAGCTATGAACATAGCTATGAAAGTATATGGTATAAACATAAGCTAAGGTGGGATAGGATTTGGCCGCCACACCCGCCACATTCGCTATCCGGGAACTTCTATTAGGAATTTTGCCATGGTCAAGGGCTCGTTGGGTTCGTCTCAGTGAGACAAATTAAATGAATCCTATTTTGAAATTATAGCCCTATGGACTGGGTCTCTAAGA